TTACTTCGTTCCATCTCGGGTCTGTTGATCAGCGTCCTTATGATCTGACTGTACAAAAGATTCCTTGGAATCAGGAGTATAGTTACCAGGAATCCCCCCGTCTCCTCCCTTACCCTTGAGCACTTCAATAGCCTGCCGGATCGCAGGCGGAATTGGTGCGCCCAGCTTGCCCCCATTTTCAATAATGGACAACAGCTCATTCGCGATATAAAAAAAGGCGACCGCATCCCTGAACAAATGTCCGTCTCCCAGAACACCGTCCACCAGATGAGCCACCGATACCATTGCAAAAATAAATACCTTTCGGGCGATGCCAAACATCCCGACATTGCTCTCCAACTTGCCACTCATCCCCGCCGCTGCAATCCCAGTTAGATAGTCGAGGATGACGAAGACTAGCAGTACGCCGAGCACGCCTGACCAGCCGCCGAAGAAGTAGGTTGCTGAGCTGGTTATTAGAGCGAGAAGCCATTTCCATAGGGTATCCCATCGTTCCATGGTTTCACCTCCTTTGAATTTTAAATTTTTATATTTGAGATCTTTAATAGGTACATAAAAAAACACGCTCCGTTGTTGGGCGTGCTAACTACTCAATAATTTCATTTGAATCTATTCTGATAGCATGCAGTGCTTCAGCCACTTTCTCTCGACTCCTTACAGGTATTTGCTCGAGTTTGATCAATCCCTTTTGAATCAGCAAGCTTAACCCGCATCAGGTACCACACTCAACACCGGTTACCACCTTATTGTGGACACTGTACCTCTTATTCGATGTAAAGCTTTAAAATACTCACATTTACTCGGATATGTGCGTTTGAATGGTACTAGACTTTCACTTGCTTCAGTTTTAAAGTTCTATCTTCGACTGCCTTCATATATTCATATGGAGAGAAATCGTAGATACTGCCATGCAGGCGAATGATGTTGTAATCTTGAATAAATTGACTAACAACCTCTTAAGCCTGTCGATAGCTCCTGGCGACGATATCATGCCATCTCAATGATGGCTTGATAAGATTCAATATGAGCGTTTTTTTATTGGGTATTATAGGCGGTATAAGCTCGTGGATCGTTCTTAAGCTAAGGTTGATATTAGTCTACACACCTAACCCATCCTCGCTACAACTGTCATATCTATGCCCAAAGTGAAGTTTTGTATTGACGCCGAACTCCCGGCGCTGGCTGAAAAATAATAAATTTGAAGTTCTTGTCCTGCTTCCAATCTTATGTTTAGCAAGCCAACAGTTTGTTCACCTGTGGTTGTACTATCAGATGTGAACTGGACACCATCTTTCATGTACCTGACAGTAGCTAACGCTCCGCCAGTGGAAACAAGTCTATATGTCAATTTGTAGTTACCTGATTTACTAATCTTAATTCCTCTAAACAGAGTCAAAGAACCGTTTGTAGTACTCCCTGTTGGCGCGGAATAGATTGAAAAAGAGCCTGGAGATATTGTCGATATCGCCAAAATTTTATCTTTAAGTACCGCCCATGTCTCACTTGTGGATGCACTAATACCCTTGGCGTTAATGGCATCCACGATCCCATTTTTAGCATCAACGCCAGATTGAAAAACGTCAGGACTCCAAGCACTCCAAACGCCATTTGTCATGACACGCTGCCTATACCTTGGAACTCCTTCCAACGCTAGAGCTTCCTGCGTCATGAAAAGATCATTATGCAGTGAAACATTTATGTGCCACCAGCCACCATCTGGTGCATTAGTCATTGCAAAGCCACGATATTTCCCGGTTAATAACCCAGGAGAATTAAGATCAAATCCATTAAGGAGTTGAATGGTCGCTCCATCGTCCTGTGTTACTTTGTGAGTTTGAAAATTGTACACGTTCTTCCTCCACGCCGTCCATCCATGCTCGCTTGTGTACCTCCGTTGCTGGAACGTGTCTTCGTATATACTCCTAGCTATCTGAATGACATATGCTCCCTGAAGATGTGCTTGCACCTCGATATAGTAGTATTGGTTGTTGGGAGCATTAATCATTTCTCCACCAGAGTAAAATCCTGTGGTCATTAGAGTATTTAGATCTAATCCATGAGCGGATAGAGTAGTTCCGTTATCTTGTGTTAATTTTCTTTTTTGCCATTGCTTATCATCTACGTATCCATTAGATGCACTTATTGCACTTAATTTTGCATCCCTCACCGCCTTCTCAGTCGCCGCCACCGTCTCAGAAGTTCCATCCGTCTTGCTCGATAACTGCACCTTCCCTTTCTGCGTCAAAGACGCATCGGGAATATCCATCTGACTCACCGCTTCACGAAGCGCATCCAAATCCGCCTGCGTTGCAACACCCTCATCAATCTTTTCAAAAATCCCATTAATACTCTCCCGGGTTACGTTCTCATTCCCCAAGGGAAGAGGCAATTTCAGTCGATCCGTTTCTTGTGGCATTACGCCCACACCTCCAGTTCATTCCACGTCAGGGACGCGGCATCCAGTTCATCCCAGGTCATCTGTTTGTTGTCCAGATCGTCCCAGATCAGATAGTGATATTCATATTCCACGGCCATGTGAGCCGGTTTCAGTTCATCAATCGCACGTTTGAGATCATCAATATTGGGCGGAATGCCCATCGTATCCACAAAGCTCACCGTAAAGCTCCATGCTTCCGGCTGAAACGTCACATCCACCTTGCCCCCGGCATACGCCTCAGCTACATTCGCCACGAGCCTACCGGAAAATTTCCCGGCACCGCGCAGCTTCGATTCGACCACCGCACGCCGCTGGTCTACTGGTTTGAGACGATCCGTCTCAATGCCAAGCTCCTGCTCCCAGAAGTCCAAACCCCACGTCGACGTGCGGACAAAGAACTGATCCAATGTCTCATCCAGCGCCTGATACAGCAGATCCATCTCGGTTCCTTTGGACTGCATATCGGCCTGCATCACGCGGGAAGTCTCATAATAGCTCGGCAAATACGAAAAGAGTTCCCGCCCTTTCTCACTCGTCAATCCAACAGGTACAGCAGAAGGAGCACTCATGCCCTGTCCCCTCCCTTCCTCTCACATCAACGTAAACACCTTCGCTCAAATGCTGCGTTCCCGAGCGGCGTACCGCACGACCCAAGCACTCTTCTTGTCCAGCGCTTTTTTCTCTTCCAGCTGAACCGGATGCAGCATGGTCGGAACATTCCCCATGCCCCATACTACCGATGCCGCTATAACTACGCTTTGCATCCTCCACTACGCCTCTACTCATGCAAATCCACCGTCCCCAGCACCGCCACCTGACTCGCTGTCATCTCGATATTCTGGTCGCTCACACCGTTCACGGTTAGCTCCGAATAATCGATAATCGGCGGAATGTCCAGCAGGATCGCGGCAATCCGGGTGTAGCGTACAAGCGGATCGGCAAAAGCAAGCTGCTTCAAATACGCAGTCACCCCGAGTTCGATCAATGCTCGTACATCTGCCAACGTCGCATCACTCGCAAGGGTCAGCTTCACCTGAATGTTCATTGGTACTTCTTCTGCTGGCATAACCGTCACTACAGGACCAGCGGGGGCAACACCTTCACCCTGTCCATCCTGCGTTGGGTCCACGTATTTCTGCACAGACGCCACCAGATCGGTTCCCGCGGCACGTTTGTCCGTATCCAGCAAATACAATCCCACCGTACCCGGCCCCTTCCATAACGGTATGACACGAGTTGCACCAACACCTGGCACCTCACTGGCCCACTGCACATACTGTGCTTTGTTGCCGCTGGTCCCCTGATTGCGGACTTTGGCATAAAAGCGTTCCAGCAGCGCCGTATCTGCCTCAATATCTGCACCGCCTTTAATCACCTCAACGTTGGTTACAGAGGTAACGCCACTCACTGGTGTGGACAGCACGGTCACGGTGCCTGCAGGCACGTTGCTTTCTTTTCCGGCAACGAGCGCCCGCACGCCAACACTACCCAGACCATCTTCTCCCAACTCCACTCGACCAACGGTTTCATATTCGAGCGAAGCCTCACCGGAGATTTCATCTGCCAACGTAGCCACAACCGTACCCGCAGGAATCACCTTGCCCGGCGTACCCACGAACCTCACCACACCCTGTGCCGCTACCGCAGCCCGCCGCGTAAGCCCATGCTCCCCCGCCCGCAAATCCAGCTCCTCCGAACGAAAATTCGGATCACTGCTCGCCGCCGTACTTGCAAACCCGCGCCGCAGCAGTTCCTGCGCCCACAAAGCCGCCTCAGACAGCATAAACGCAACCGGAGCCTCTGCATCCCACAGAAAAGAACCTTCCGACTTGTCCAGATCCGCGGGCAGACGATCCAGCATACGCTGCATAATCTGTTCCTCCGTCTGGTCCTCCAAATAACGCGGAATCTCAGCCATCCCGTCAGATCACCTCACTTTCCAGAATAAACATCTCTTCCTGCACACTCGCCACCCGGCATGAGAACTTGCACTGCTCCCGATTCCAATCGAACGTAAACTGGTCTACCAAATCCGTGCGTGGATCAGCCAGCAGCGTCTCCGTAACCATCCGGGTGATCTCACTCTCCATCACGCCCCGGCTGTCACCCTGACCCACCAACTCATCCAGCTCTGATCCATAGTTTCGGGAGTAAATCACATGTCTGTACCGCGGCGTCTTCACCGCCTTGATGCACCACTGTATCCAGGCTTCATGTGCACCTGCCGCAGCGACTTTACCACTTGGGGTCAGCACAAAATCCCCCGCATCGTAATCGAATCGCCAGCTCCGTCCAAACCGCACCTCTTCCGAAGCCGCCCCCGACAGATCTTCCTCATCTCCCCATACCACACCCGTTTCCGGGAACAAACTAGGCATGCGCACTCACCACCTTACACAGCACCACAATGTCGTTACCGCCATTCACCCGCATCGCCAGCACACGATCTCCGGCTTTCAATCCTTTACCAAGAGACCACACCGCTTCTTCCACTTCCCCTTCTTGCAAAAGAAACCGTCCCGTGCCCGTTGTTCCGCCGTTTGCCACGTCAGGTATACCGGAAATCGCGCCAGCAGCCTCGCGCTCCGGCAGCCCAAGCGTGCCCGGTAACTCGGCCACGAGATAGTCCTGCACTTCGTGCTTGAAATCGTCCAGCTTCACGCCGGATGAAGTCATCGTACCCAGCACAGCGCCCATGCCACTCACGGCCTGACGGGAATGAGTACTCATCGCACCCCGCATGACCTCGGCAAAATGCCCGTACGGATCATCTTTATTCAAGGTAAACCCTCCTTTTCACCATCTCGACCGTGCCGAGCTCCAACGTCATCGTTCCAGGTCCGGCAGATAGATCACGACTAACCGACATGACGATCAGTTTCAGCCCTTTGAGCAGTACAGCGTCTCCGGCACGAATCGTATTCACGTCTGGTGCAGATACGGTAAAGGTCTCCTGAATACCCGTCAAACGGCTTTTTGCCAGCTTCTTGGCGGCAGTCGCTGTTTTGACCTGATCGTCCTCGATCAGCTTTTGCAGCGTGCCCAGTTCGGCTACACCGTCCTGCTCAATTGCCAGCACCTTGGAAGGAACCTCTTTGCCGCTGCTGGACTCCGAGGCCGCCATCACTTTAACTTTGGTGACCGCGCCTTCGAGCGTACGCATCTGGGTCAGATCGATCAGCCGATCCAATTCGTGCACCTTCGCATTACTGCCTACCTTAAAAAGCTGCAATCCGCCCGGCGTCATCCGCGGATGATACATATCCCCACCGGACTTCACCGTTTCCTTCAGATCGGCAAACATCATCGAAAAAATCGTCTGCGACCGATACACCGCTTTGCTCAGCTTCGTTTGGGTATCCGGCAGCGCGGCATATGGAATTTTCCATTCCTTGGCGTACGTTTTGAGTCGCTGCGTAGCGGTCTGATCCTTCGGCAGCAGGAACTCATCCTCCGATTTTTCCAGATAAATCATCCGGTCGTAGACGGTCAGGGACAGCCGCTTGGTGCCACTGTTTGAGCTTTCCACTTCCCAGATGACGGCAGGGTGCAGCAGGTGAACCATTGATTTTTCGCCAAAAGGAACCCCGCTGATCCGCACCGCCATACCCGGTGATATCGCAGGCAGACCTGAAGATGCAGACACCGCCAGCCGGATGTTGGCCTGATAGGCAATCTGGTCGAGCGAGTCCTTCAGCGTAATCGTCTCCACCAGCTTGGTGATGTCATGTTTGTCGTCCACAATGACCTTGTAGGTCATGGCATCACCAGCTTTTGTCCTGGCTTGATCCGGTTCGGATCACTCCCGATGATCTTAGCGTTCAGCTTGTAGATCTCGTTCCATTTGGAACTGCTGCCCAGCTCAAGCTTTGCTATTTTGGACAGGGAATCGCCAGATTTGACGGTGTAGGTCTTGCTGCTCGTTTTCAGATCCGTACGTGAACCCGACTTGCTCGCAGATGCTGCGCCGCCAACCTTCTCCACTTTGGAATCCCGCCACGTGCGCAGCGTAATGTCAAAGTAAATATCCCCGCTCTCACCGCCCCGGAAGGTCGTATTGTGAGAGATCAGATACACCGGCACGTTCACGCCCGTGTTAGTAATGATGAAGCGCAGCGGCTTTTTCGAAACCAGAAACGTATTCAGCATATTCATCGCTACACGCGGATCAGGCAAAGGCTCGTACATGCAATAGGACGCATCGTATTCTTTTGGAAAAAAAGAAGAGAAGGTGATCTCCTTCACCTTCTCCCCCTGCGCAAAATCAAATTCGCCATGCTCCAGCATATTGATCGTTTCGTACCCTTTGGATCGGGAGATCGTCAGTTCTTCCGGTCTCACTGGAAATTGAAACTTCGTTTTCCCATCGATCAGGGTAAATTCCATGTTGACACCTTCCACGTTATCTTCAAATACAGTCATGACAGGCCTCCTTTCTGCTTAGGCCATAATGGTTTTGCGGTTTTCCATCGCACGGCGTACTTCGCCTGCAAATCTCATCCCAACCTGGTGTGAAATTGCATCGTAGTCGATGGCATTCTCCCGGACAGTCACCTGCACAGCTCCTTGTGGTACGTTTACGGTGATCTGATTGGTCGTCTCGGTTTTGAAATCCTTGAGGTAACCGGACAGACTGCTCATCTGGTCTTCGGATATTTGTACGGTCATCGTGGACGATTTGCCATTGGCATTCGTCTGAGTCCCGTTACCGAGCGCCATCGCTTGGGTCTGCATCACACTTGTCCCCATGAATGCAGCCGACGTAGGTTGACCCCCCTTGCTGTTCAAGTACGCAACTGGCCCCGTAGTAGTTAGCGCAGGTGGCACATATGGAGGCGGCATCATGGGACCCGTAGCTATTTGAGTTGGGGTAGCAGCCGTTGTTGCCGTTACGGCCTTGTCCTCCTTCTTCGAGCCAAAACCGAAGAAACTGGATATGCCATCGGTGATACTCTTTGTTTTCTCAGAGACGTAATCCGCTGCACCCGACAATGCATTACCTACTCCTTCGGTTGCGTTGGACATAAATTTCCCAATATCTTTGGATTTGTCCCCAATCCATTCGCCTGCTGCACTTCCAGCCCAACCACCCACAGCACCACCAACCCAAGTTCCGATTCCCGGTAAAAGGACACTGCCGATGGCACTACCAATCGCTGTACCCGCTGTGCCGCCAATCATGGAACCGACAGCACGACCGCGCTCTTCGGGTGGGGCTGTCGCAACGTTTGCCACATCCGCAAGCATGCTAATCGGCCCAAGTAATTTTTTTGCTCCTTTGGCGAAGCCGCCATTCAGATTATCCATCAACCCGCTACCTGTCAGCATGTCCGTTAAAGATCCGAGTACACCAGAGTCAGCAAACCCTAAGCCACCCGCGCCTCTAATTCTTCGCCCTCTTCTTCCATTTCTATTTTGATCAGGTGGAGGATTAGGTGGATCAGGTACAGGCGGTCTCGGTAGTGGTCTTGGATTCGGTCCGCTGCCTGATCTTCTGCCACTTCGGTAACTTCGTCTTCCACGATCAGGCCCTCTACCACCATCCGCATTGGGTGAACGGACGCTGCGTCTCGTACCAATCTTCCCACCTGTGCAACAGCAGCATTTAGAAGCAGGGCTTCTGGTTGGATCTGGTGCAGGACTGTCATCCTTTTTCTTTTTGAATAACTTTATGATGTCTCCTGCATTAAAGAGTGCATCTTTCACATCATTGAATGCTTGGATTCCTTCAAGCCATTTTTCCCACAGCTTTTTTGGCTCTTCTTCCTTGGCCGGATTGTTGACCGTATTATTATTGCTCCCAATATTCAATGCCAACGATGGCCCACTCGCCGGGTTCATTTTCCCCATCGCCACTTCAACCTTCTGTCGAACTTCCACCGACACCGTACCCGAAGCCTTAACCATCTGGTTCCTGAAGCTGTTCAATTTCGCTAATGCACGATCCAATGCCGGACTCAGATTATCGATCAACCCAACCGTCGGCGTAATCTGCAGCCGGCTCAATCGCACAGCCGTGCTATAAATGCTTTCCAGCCTGCGCCCGGTCGTTCTCAGCTCATTGTTCACCTTGATCAAACTCTGATAGCGTACTCTGCCCAGACGTTCCGTAGAACGCTGAATCTGATCCAGATACCGGATCGTCGTTCGCATTTCCGCATTGGATTTGGATAAACCCACAATCATTTCTGCCATTTCTTTCACCCCCTGCCCGATTTAGTTATCGATTCATTTGCGAGGTGATCGCTGTCATTTCCTCTTCCGAGAAAGCAATCAACAGCGAGCGCTCCCCGCGCGGCAAAGACCAGAACTCTCCGGGCCGTAGATGATGACGGACCCACATGTGATACAGGAACGTGGTCATCCCGCCGGAGTGAATCAGTTTTTTAGGTCTTCAATCTCCACACCGAACCCGGACAGCTCAAGTACCTTGTCGCCAACGGCATCCAGCTCACCCGCGAGCAGCATGCGGCGAACTGCTTGTTCCCCACCGGACAGCTTCATGCGGCCTGTGATACGGTTGTCTCCCCAGCCGGACAGCTCGAGTCCGCGTACATTCATTTTCACCGTTGCCTCGGAGATCAGCAGAGCATTAAACGTTTCGGTATCCACCTTTTCCTCGGTGCGGCCTTTGACCGTTTTCCGAATCGTACAGCGTTCGCGGATCTGATCCACCTTGGAGGACGTCAATCCACGCAGGGTTAGCAGCAAATCCAAACGCTGAATGCGTACATTCTCTTCTGGCAGACGCTCTGCTGCTTCAAACAATTGATCCAAAATTTGTTCTTCGGACAGATTCTCATTCATACTCATGGGGCATAATCTCCTTCTCATTTCACACTGGGGTTAATACATCTCCATACTCAGGGACAACAAAGAGACCGAGAATTTCTCGGCCTGCCTGTGTATCCCACTCTGTTAAGTCTCGTTGCCCGTACGCCTGATCAGACAAGCTTCGTTACGAGGTCTTTCCGAGCTTTGAAGTCATTCCATCCTTAGTTCGCAACAATCGGGTTCAACAATTCAAAACCTTCAAATGTAAAACCTGTCTCCTCCGGTACTTCCTCACCCGCTGTCCAGTTGGCGAGCTGGATTTTGTCCACCATGCAGCCCTTCAGCAAGACACTTTCATGTCCATAGGATTCTGGGTCGTTCAGCTTCGAGATGATCTGGAACTTGGTGAAGCCGCGCTGGATCATATCCGAAGTGACTTTGTAACCCGTCATCGTGCCTGTTCCTTTTTTCGCACCATTCTTGTGGACCTTCCAGTCGTTTCCGACCAGATTCAGCTCACGCTTCTCGATTTCCACGCTGGCCTCCAGCTTATTGATATTCGTCTGCCACACACCATCGATATGCAGTTGACCATGGGTACCGAGAATTACTCTTGACGCATCCAACATGACAATTCCTCCTTGAGATTAGAAAATATCGTATAAAACATCCGTTCACCGAATCGCAGTTCCTTCTAAAATACCGTTTCCTTCTACACAAACCTTATTGCACGTAAAACGTACCAAACAACTGCTCCATTACATCCGTCAGTTTCACATTCCATTGCAGGAATACCTGATCTGCCTCCGGCTTGAGAATTGGTGCAGCACCATAATACGCCGGATCGAGAACGACATCGTATCCATCAGCTTCAATGACATTGCTCTGTGCGAGCAGTGCCAGATAGGCTTTCATTGCACCGATCAGCGCCTGACGGCCCTCTTCCGTATTGTTCACTTTACCGATATACGTATCTTCAGCGGAGCGCTGCAAATCCGTGTTAATCGCATCCATTACGCGGATGGAACGGATTTTTTTCCAGGCATTATTCTGTCCTGCGGCCGGGGTCACGAGTGTATTTACTCCGCGAAGCGCCTTCACCTGACGTCCATCATGGAAGAAAATAAATACACCGTTCTGTACCGCCTGCTCCTGTTCTGCACGAGTCCAGCGACGCGTTACGTCATCGAACGGAGAAGGTGCGTAGGTTGTGGATTCATTCAGGCGTTGTCCTGCGATCAGACCCGCGACATAGGCAGACGTTTCCGCCGAACTGTAGAACGCCTCTCCCAGACGCACACCCGTACCAACATTGATTACACCCTCATGGTTCAACGTGAGTGAACGTGCTGCCGCCTTCTGTGCTGCGGTCGCAGAGGTGTCGTCTGCCGCAGAACCGCCGAATACAGCCATCACGGGTTTACCCTCACTGCGCACACGTTTCACCCATGCTGCAAAGCTCGCCAGCAAAGGTGCATCCGCCGCATAATCCAGTGCCAACACGTCAAATTGCTCGCCTTCCAGCGCGCCCTGCATGGCAATATACTCCGCATTGGTCAATCCGTCGTTGCCACTCGCACCCCCTTTGAACGCCGCTCCCGCAACGGTTGCAACGACACCTGTGCCGTCCCCAATCGCCTGAGCGTTCACCCAAATATTGCTTTCATCCGCGTTAATCTCTTTCGCCAGGCCAGCCGCCGAAATATCCGCAGTCAGAAGCGCGTACAGCATCCGATTGCCTTCAAACAAGCGAACTTCATGCTTCGTATTATCAATTACACCCGGCTGAATCGTGACGTAGAACCCGTTACCTCGGTCCCCCGGATACTTGGCGTCCAGTTGCAGAACGGCCGCATCACTGCTGTCTTTCAGCGTAAGCGTGGCTGCTTTTGCCGCTGCTCCGGCTACCCGATAAGCGAGCAGCTTTTTCGGTCCACCCAGCAGAGCTAACTTCAATGATGTATAAGCTGTTCCGTTATCCAGGGCATGCGCCGAGAAAATACGCTCAATCGCAGCTTCACTGCCGACTTCTACAAAAGTACCTACCGGACCCCAGTTTGCCTTGATCGGCACAACTACCGTTCCTCGATTACCAGCCTGAATGGCCGAAGACGCTGCCGCCTGAAAATTCATATATAAGCCCGGAAGGACCGGACGATTCGTTTGCTCCCAAGTTCCACCTGCCATTATCCCTTCACCTTCGCTTTCATAAATTGGTTAATTCGAACCTGTGCTTCCTCAATGGAAAACGTCTCTTGCGCTGCTTCGTACAGCGCACCGTACAGCACCTCTGCCTTAACGGCAAAGAGGGCTTCAGCATGATTAATCAGCTCGGCCCGCGTATATTGCGGGGCAGCCTGTGTGTTTTTTTTCACGGAGCTTGCCATGGCCATCTCACCTCATGGTTTGACTAAGATTTTGTAAAACGATGATCTTACGCTATGATTTATGAGCTATGATCTTGAAGAATGAAGCTATAATTTTGAGCTATGAATTTTTGATCCTATGAATCTACAATTTTGATGCTAAAGCGATCATTACAAAGCTACAATCTGGAACCTGTACTCCGAGTTCCTCTCGATGATCGTTTACACAATCCCCTTGCTATGATGAATCTCGCGGATCAAAGGTATTTCCGTACCCGGACGGCGAATACGCTGCTGCAATGTCAGACGAATCTGTCCATTCAAGTAGGCGTCTGCCTGCAAGTCGGCAGAAACTTCTTCCACCGTCAAATATCGCGCACCGTCAGTATCCGCCAAAGCAATACGAGTCTTCACAGCCAGTTGTTCAACCAGATGTGTGACTGTATCGCGGACATCTCCTACATTCGCAGCCTGCACATGCCCAACCCATTGCTGTCGAACCTCCAACGTCGAAGTCCCTGCGGCAGTTGTGCTGCATCCGGCCAAACGCCATAACACAGACGGCATACCATAACCTCCGGGCCATGCATCCCCATATACGGACCATTCCTGTCCAAGCTGAGTTCGTGTCCAGCTTTGAAGTGCAGCCATCCACGAATCTGCTGTTTCAGCTTGAGCGCGTTCCATCGTTTCCGGAACATACACTCCAAACCGCAGGCTGCGCGTCACCAGTCCAGAACTGGCGTCCACACGATCGCAATCCGAGGAGCCCAGATAAATACAGGTAAATGCCCCGCCTTCCTCATCCTCCAGCCGAACCTGATGCAGTCCATCCTTCAGCGCTGACGACCAGGCTTCCACTTGTTCAGCGCCTCCGTCTTCGGGACGTGCATATGGAGAGATTTTGATGACCCTCCTATATCCCGCCCAAGCAGACTTCGGTACTTCTTCCGCAAAAGCAATCACGGCACATGGTCCGGTTAACACCTCTCCCGATGCTGAAATATCCTGTACTCGGCCATTCCAGGCAGGGACAAGCGCCTCCAGCTTCATCTTCAGCGTTTGCCTGATGGCGCTGCTTAATCGGTCTGTGTGTGCCAAAGTGTGTAATCCACTACGATTAGACACATTCATTTCGCCCCCTTCAGCTGCAAGTTTGCGATCTGCCCGCATTGCGCAGCGACAATGTAGCAGCAGCGAATTCCCCCTTAACGCAGCTTATGAATATCTACCGGAGTCAAAGTCGGACACCATTCACCGCCATCAAAAAGACCGGCCCCTTGTGGCCGGTCTGTACATTAGCGTATGTGCTTTCGGTGTGTGTCCTTTGCTATTGATCCGATAATACAATCTTACACCCTTTCATCCCTAGCGCGGATGGTGATTCGTACGACTTCGGTGCGATTAAGGTTGTAACTGGGGTGGAAAAAAGACGAAAATTTAGCTGAAGCATAAGACGTCTTATTAACATTAGTTTATTTCTTTGTATTTGGTATTATAGGCAATGAGGTATTTCTCTGTAGAGTCCTCTACTGCAATCATATCTATACTGTTTTCGTTTTTGATTTTAAATAGTTTTGTACCTACTTTGTAGGTGTTGGAACTTATAACGTTCCCATCACCGTGATCTCTCTCATTGGTCGAGGATACCTCTATCTCACCTATTTGTTCAGCTAGTTCCTCCTCTGAGATGATGTCATTGCTTGTAAAATAGACTTCTTCCTTTAGGTTTATCATTTTATCTGAAGGGAAACTTTCTCTGGATGAAGAGCACCCAATCAAAAGTAAAATCAAAGAAACGATCAGTATGAGTAGTAATTTTCTTTTCAT